TTTTGTAGTGCAAGAGCACCTGTCAAATTCGACGCATTCGCAAGCGTCCCGTTTGCCGCCGCTGCACCTCCCTGATAGACGCCCGCGAGCGTTCCAAGACGTGCTGTGTTCTGTGCGGTCATGTCGCCCATCTTCTGTCCAGTGGCGCCAAGGGCGCTGTTCGCACCTACCGCACCACTTTTATAGAGGTCTCCCAATGTCCCGAGGCGCCCAACATTTTGCCCAGTAAGCTGTCCTATCTGCCCCGCAACATTTCCGAGTGTGCCGTTTGACGCCGCCGTCGCCGCATTGTTCGAGCCGATCAGCCCTGCCATGCCGTTCGTAGCAGTATTTGTTTGTCGCTGCGCAATATCGTTCAAACGGTTGAAATCTACCTGCACCGTACCGAAAGAGTCCTGTAGTACTTTTCGTGCCTCGTTATTCAGGTAACGGGCATTCGGTGCGACAATTTTTGCATAGTCTGCAGCTGCCTGCGAGAGCTGTTTTTCTCCCTCAGACGGCGTATAGGAGTTCGTGACCGTGGTCGAACTCCCGCCCTTATAGCGCACCATACGCCCAAAGAGGCTCTCTGCATAGGCATTCTTCTCTTCCTGCCCGTACCGTTCTTCCCCGTCATTAACGGGACTTCGATACCAGTTTTTCATATTGTCACTCCTTAGATTTCCCATGTGATGAGATAGGCAAGTTCTCCCGTCTTGTCATAAGTGAAAGCGGGCGACACCTGCCCCCATTTCCCCGTCTCTCGATGGGAGCAGAAATATCTCTTTGTCCCATCCGGCAGATGCTCCGTTCGATCGATGCGATAGCCGAAGAGTCGAATGTAAGCAAGAATCTCCTTTCGGATACAAAGCGTTCCACCCTCACGGATGCCAAGTTTTTTCATGGCCTCCTCGACCTTTTTTTTGAAGAAGGGGGCATCCCCCGCAAGCTGTCCAAGAATCACCATGTCGCCAAGGAGACGAATCTCGCAAAAACCTTTGTCGGGAACAAAAAAGAACTCGAATCCCTCCGTTGGTTGGAATGGGTCATTCGGGTTCTTCTTGTTGTAAAACTCTATCCACTCATAAAGCATCAAAGATCAGCCACCTCCAATATGAGGTGCTTAATCTGAAACGGCATCGTTGCGCTCACCGTCGTCTGGATGCGCGGAGAAGAATGATTGCAGCGCACTTTTCGACGGGTATTGGACGGCATCTTGAGCCGCACATTGTCAATCTCTACATTCACATCTCCCGCCTGTGTTGCGGTCATGGAGGAGTCCACACTGCGCACGAGAATCTTTTCCGTAGAGATAAGGTCTTTCGGGCGCAATCGGAACTCAATTGGTGTATCCCCATCCTTTAGGTTCTCTTCCTCCAACTCATAGAGTGTATTGCCCGAGATAACAACCACCGTATCCATGGTCTCCCCAATCGCTGTGATCGGAACAGGGAATTTGAGTGTTGTCGCCGCTCGTACGGCATAGTTATAGGCGATGAGCGTGTTGCTCTTCCCTTTGGGTTGGATAAGCAGTAACTTTCGCCGGCGCAGATGAAAAAGAGCAGGTTCATATAGCCCGCTCGTTACAAGGATGTTCCATTTTTCTCCAAGATCGCTCTGCGCGATGTTGCCGTAGTCCATTGTTGTGGACATTGTTTTCATGCCCTGACGGCTGATGAATACAACATCATTTCCGACAGCCTCCGCACAGTTCCTTCCAACGGCATCCGTCTGTGTTGCTACACGGTAGACGACCCACGACGGGACTTCTCTGTCGCCCGTGAGCTGGTAGATCATCCCGTTATTCTTGAGGATAAGGAGATCTGTCGCAAGCGGAACGACAGCGATCATATCTGCGCTGTCCCCGTAGCCAATATCCAGCCACGCGCCCGTAGATGCGTCGTTATTGTCCGTGGTCCACTGCTCTCCATCACCAACGCCCGAGAGGTAAATACGATCTGTTCCCGTCCGTGCCGCACAGAGCCGCGCTCCACGTTCAAAAACAATATCACATACGGGTGCATTCCGAACGGTCTGCACGCTATTCTCCTCCGAGAAGTTGTAGTATTGCAGCTTATCCCCCGACGCAATCCAGATGCGATTCTGGAATTTCGCGCAGATTGGACGTCTACCGCCCGTAAGTCTGCCGATCTTCTCTGGCGGAACACTGACCGTCGGCACATGGTAGATGGTGCCGTCCAAAAGGAACACAAGAAAGGTGTTGCTGTCAACATCGTAGTAGGTCCCCATCACTTCCCCTGGGAATGTCATGAGCGGCTTTGAGAGACCCCCACGCGCCGTAAGTGACCGCTGATATCCGAGAAAATAGAAGTTTTGACACTCCTGCATTTCGTTCTGCGCAATAAGATCGCCATCGCTCATAACATTGATGCCGCCAGAGAAGTCGTTGAACACGAACTGCGTCGCATTATGCTTCATCGTCCGCCGCATGGAATCACCTTCTTCAGCTCGTCGGCAGAGTAATGTTCACGACGTTCAGATCAGCATACCCATTCACCGCCCGTGCAAAGATTGTGCCCTTGAATGGATACGGTTTCAGCGGCGGCAGGATAAAACCGGAACCGTTCACCTTCTCGGTTGAGATTTCAACCTCTCGTTCCGGTGAATAGAGCGTTCCGGCCTTCTCTGTAATCGACGTCCATTCATCCTTTAGCTTGTACTTCATTGTGTCCCTCCTAAAAACGTACCTGATACATCAAGATTCCTGCAGCATCGGCCGCAAAGTCTCTGCCGTCCCAATGCCAGTCTGACTACTCTTTGAGTGCACCGATAGCAAGTGCCGTTGTCGCCTGCGCCACGATTACCAACATAGTGCTGATAATCATCGTCTGAGATAGGAATATATCCATCGTCAATGTACTTTTGCCGCTCCTCATCGGTGGAGTAATGCACGCCGCTGACGACGGTCGTTTCACGACGGCCGGATGCGTCAAACTTCGCAAGATATTCTGTTTCCATGTTCTCCCTCCTCAGATTCCTAAAGCCAGCCAAAACAGCGGGTAACTAGAAAAGTGTATTTGGAACCCCTCCTGTTTTAGATCAAAAGGCATTGGAATATCGCCATATGCTTCTGATACAGTATTACCGCGATTGCGACGAGTGGGGATTAAGCACAAAACTCTATTGGGAAAACGTATCGGAAAATTTACTGTGGTATATTTTTCTACTTGACCGAAGTCTATAGCCCCCCACTGCACAATCAGCCCATTGGCAAACTTAACCCAACCGTTTTCAGTAAGGTTTCCTGCTGTGATACCTGTATTTGACCCCGCAATTCTGTTCAGGATATCCTGTAGCGTGTTATTTCCAAGCCTATCAGAATTATCCGCTCTTCCTGCGGTATCCGC